ATTCTCAAAGACTGTACAACCGAAGAGGAATTATATGCAGCTTGTATCAAAGCTTATGACGGCAATACTGACAGGGTACTGGAAAACGGTAAGCTCCTATGGCTAAGAAGAAAACCAAACCAGATGTGGCAACCTCCTTCGAGCTTGCAGGATCAAAGTGGTACGTTAACTACGTAGTGCACATGGATGATATGGGTAAGTGTGACCCTGAGAAGCAAGTCATCTCTATTCGTATGGACATGAATAAGCAGTCTACTGAGCAAACCTTCTACCATGAGCTAGTTCATGCCATCTTGTTTACAATGGGTAAGCTTACACATGATGAGGAGTTTGTAGATACCTTTGGAGCTTTCTTGCACCAGTATCACATCACTAAGGAGTACCATGAAGCCGAAGCGTAAGAAGCCACTGACAGTTAGACAAGTAGCTTTGAAGCATGGGTTCAGGTCAGGGTTAGAAGATAAGATAGCTGATAACCTAGTAGCCTTAGGTGTTCCATTTGAGTATGAGAAGCTAGTGATTGCATATACGCAGCCTGAGAAGAAACGTACATACACTCCTGACTTCTTACTACTGAGTAACGGTATTATCATTGAGAGCAAAGGCAGGTTCGTGACTGCTGATAGACAGAAACACTTGATGGTGAAGGAACAACATCCTGAACTTGATATTAGATTTGTCTTCAGTAACTCTAGGTCTAAACTCTCAAAGTTAAGCCAGACTACATACGGGGATTGGTGCACTAAGCATGGATTCAAGTATGCCGATAAAGATATTCCAACATCATGGTTAAATGAAAAAAGAGGTAGATAATTATGTTAGCTAATCTAATTGAAGCTTTAGAAAAGTCTAAAGAACTTCGCAGTGTATGGGAAGACTTCACAGATGTTATTCTTGTGGAGAAACTCAAAGAGACTTACATGAACACTCTCAATGGTGGTTTCAGTAGCCATCCTGAAGACATTGCTGAGAACAAGAAAGTCAATGCAGCCATTGGTATTGTCTTAGGTTACTTCATGTACACTGGTGATGCTCAGGAGTTCTTGAAGGAGGCTGAAAATGAACGTGAATCTGATTAAAGAGCATGAGAACGGTGATGCTACATACCAGTTTGACTTGACCCCTGATGAAGCTCAATCACTTCTTACCTTTGGTATCTTAGAAGCCATTAAAGCTGGTATACGTGAAGGTGACAGACTAACCGTTAAAGGAGAAGACATTGAAGATTTTAGTCATCCCGGACTGTCAGATTAAAGAGGGTGTACCTTTAGAGCACCTGACATGGGCTGGTAAAGCCATTGTCGATTACAAACCTGATGTAGTGATTAACATAGGTGACTTTGCAGATATGCCAAGCCTTAGCACTCACGACATCAAGGGGAGTAAGTACTTTGAAGGTCTACGCTACAAGAAGGACGTTGAAGCTACTAAGGAGGCCATGAAGTTGTTACTGGCTCCTTTGAGAGAACTTCAGAAGTCTCAGAAGTCATCTAAGCACAAGGTGTACAAGCCTCGTATGGTGATGACTTTAGGCAACCATGAGAACCGTATCGATAGGGCTATTAACAATAATCCTACACTGGAAGGCTTAATATCTACAAAGGATCTTGAGTATGAAAAAGATTGGGAAGTACACGGTTTCCTTCACCCTGTGTTTATCAATGGTGTGGGTTTCAATCATTATTGGCCCGTTGGTGCGATGGGAAGACCTGCTGGTGCTGCTAGTGCTATCATTAATAAGTTACATATGTCTTGTGTTGCAGGACACCAACAGGGTAAACAAATCGCCTATGGAAAACGTGCTGATGGAAAGCCTATATGCGCTATCATTGTTGGGTCTTATTATCTTCACGATGAATCTTATATGGATCAACTAAGCAATAGACACTGGAGGGGCTTACTGATGATGAATGAAGTACAGGACGGACACTTCGATGAAATGTTCTTAAGCGTAGAATACTTAGGGAGAAAATATGGTTAATAAGGAATGTGGCACTTGCTTTTACAGTGAACTAGACGATAAAATACATCCCTGCAATGACTGTGCAGATTATGACAAGTGGGTTAACCGTAGTATTTTCATAAGAGAAGCAGCTAAACCTCTCAGTGAAGCCATTAAAGAGTGGGTTGACTTCAAAGAGGAAGTTGATGTAGTTAGTCAACCTCCTCACTATACTAAACATCCCTCAGGTATTGAATGTATCTTTGAAGAACTGAAAGAGGCTCTCAAGCGTTTGGATGAGGTTTCACTCTTGGAACTGTTAGGAATCCAGAGTGATGACCTTGTTGAAAGATTTGATGATGTGATTGAGAAGAAACAAGAATATTTAATAAAGGAACTAGACTAATGACAACAACTATGACACCATACCAAGAATACATTGGCAAGAGCCGCTACTCTCGCTACTTGGATGATAAAGGTCGGAGAGAGCACTGGCCTGAAACTGTAGCCCGTTACTTTGACTTCATGACTAAACACCTGCAAGACAAGCATAACTACACACTAAGTACTGCAATGCGTGACCAACTGCAGACTGCTGTGACTAACTTAGAAGTGATGCCGTCAATGCGTAGCATCATGACAGCTGGTGATGCCTTAGAGCGTCAGAACGTAGCTGGCTATAACTGTTCATACCTGCCCATTGACGATCCCAAAGCCTTCGATGAGGCTATGTACATTCTACTGTGTGGTACTGGTGTAGGCTTTAGTGTGGAGCAAAAGTATGTATCTAAGTTACCTGAGATTCCAGTTGAGCTGTACAATAGTGGCACTGTCATTAATGTTAAGGACTCCAAAGAAGGATGGGCTAAAGCCTTACGACAAGTTATTGCCTTGCTATACGCTGGAGAAGTGCCTAAGTGGGATGTTTCGGGTGTACGTCCGGCAGGAGCGAGACTTAAGACCTTTGGTGGAAGAGCATCAGGGCCACAACCCCTCGTTGACCTCTTCAAGTATGTGGTTGCAAAGTTCCGTGGAGCAGTTGGACGGAAGCTCACCTCGCTTGAAGCACACGATATTCTATGTAAGGTCGGAGAGGTCGTGGTTGTTGGCGGTGTACGACGATCAGCAATGATCTCTCTGTCAGACTTAAGTGATGACCGTATGGCTCACGCTAAGGCTGGTAACTGGTGGGACGGTAATGGTCAACGTGCTTTGGCTAACAACAGTGCCATCTATGAAGTTAAGCCTGACGTAGGTAAGTTCATGCGTGAGTGGTCAAGTATTTATGAATCACATTCTGGAGAGCGAGGCATCTTTAATCGTTATGCAAGTGAACTTCAAGCAGCTAAAAGTGGACGTAGGGAATTGGGTAAAGAGTGGGGCACAAACCCTTGCAGTGAGATTATCCTTAGACCTTATCAATTTTGTAATCTGTCTTCTGTTATTGTTCGGAGCGATGATAGTGTGGATACTCTACGGAATAAGGTGCGCTTGGCTACTATTCTGGGGACTTTTCAATCGACGATGACTAACTTCCCGTACCTTCGTAAGGTGTGGCAGACAAACACTGAAGATGAGCGTTTGCTGGGTGTGTCTATGACTGGTATCTTGGACAATGCTTTGCTCAATGACCCTGACAGTACTGAACTACCTGCTATCTTGGAAGGAATGAAGAATGTTGCTATTGACACTAACGCTGAGTTTGCTGATGCTATCGGTATTAATCGCAGTGCTGCCATTACTGCAATTAAACCCGAAGGTACTGTATCGCAGCTTACAGGCACTGCTTCTGGTATCCATCCTCAGCACAGTCAGTACTTTATTCGTCGTGTTAGGTCTGATAACAAAGATCCTCTGACTGACTTCTTGAAAGCTCAAGGGTTCCCTTCAGAGGCTTGTGTGATGAAACCTGATAGCACAACTATCTTTAGCTTCCCAATGCGAGTTGAGAAGGGTGCTGTACTGCGTGAAGACTTGAATGCTATTAAGCACCTGCGCTTGTGGCTACTGTTCCAGCGTCATTACTGTGAGCATAAGCCTTCAGTGACTATTTCAGTGACTGAGACTGAGTGGCCTGAAGTTGGAGCATGGGTGTGGAATAACTTTGATGAGATTACAGGTGTGAGCTTCCTACCGATGGATGGTGGAACATACCGACAAGCTCCTTATGAAGCCATGACTGAGTTTGAATATCACGACATGGTTGCCAGTATGCCTCTAGGTATTGACTGGGATAAACTGGTTGAAGGCACTGACAATATTGAGGGTGCTCAGACACTAGCGTGTACCGCTGGTGCGTGTGAGATATGATACTAGACTTTGAATTCAAGACTGGTTTAGTCTTTGGTATAGAAGCTGATGAACTCTATATCATGGATGATGATAATAAGATGTCAGATGAAGCTAACCAAGTCATCTATTTACACATAGGCTTTATAACCTTAGCATTTATCCTTGATTAATCGTCATGAACTGAAGAATATACTAGGATAGTAACTAAAAAGCCCCTTAGGAGTGATCCTTTGGGGCTTTCTTGTGTTACTCTGTATCTTCGTCTTTAAAGCTAGTTAGGAATAGAGCTACTTCAGCTTTCCTTCGTTTAACTAAGCCGGGTAGTTCTCTACCACCTCCCTTAGTCCACTGCATAAAAGCTTCAGCAGCATCCTTCCATTCACCTCTATTGATCTTCATCCGAATAGTAGACCGCTGAAAATTGCCCAGTCCGGCATTGAAGGCAAAACTGACGCACGAATCGAAAGCCCCTTGATGACCAGATAGAGTAGGAGCAAGTCGTAGAACACCACGTTCAAAAAGATTGACATCATCTGCGAATAGTTTTTCGATTTCCTCTTTAGACCATACACGATTGTCCTCCTGTCTCAGTGGTAACTCTTTACGAATTGTTGTAGTTTGTCCCTCTTTAGCTACCATTGGTAATCTGATCTGTTCCTGATAAAGGACATGACCATAACCTATAGTCCAGATATGAGCAGGACACAGGTAAGGTTTATTCCTGCATCCCTCAAACCTGTGCATCAAGTCAGCTCCAGCTTTACTTAGCTTCATTTCTTAGCCCAGCTACGTGAACCGAACCAGAAGCCTATGATACCTCCTAGCATAGCCATCTCATCACTGCTGAAGATAATGTCTGAAAGACTAATCAAGTCTCCCATGTTCAAGACAAGATGAGGATTAGAGTAGACATAGTAGGCAATCCAAGCATTGATGGCACACAGCTCCAACACAAAGATATAAGTCTCATGGTCATAAGCTGCTACAGTCATCTCAGCATCAGTCTGCATGGCAATCTGATCTGTACGTATCTCTTCCATTCGCTCCTGAGCTGCAAAGCCTTGAGCCATCATCTGAAGCTGCATCTCAACTTGAATCTGCGCTAAAGCTAACTCATGCTTCTGGTCATTCTTGTTCTGGAAGAAGTCTAATAGTTTAGGTAGACCTGAGATTAATAGACCACCAAGGGTTGAGAATAAAGATAACATTAAAGTCCAATCTTAGATAGTAATAAAGCAACAATCTTATTTGAAAGATCGTCAGGGAGAAACTTAAGGAAACCTAAAAAGTATTGAGCTACACAACCATAGACAAATATCTTTAAGCAAAGGTCAAAGGTCTTTTGGTATTCATTCATCTACCAGCCTCAGCGTCCACACCGTTGAGTAGTTGCACAGAAGTTCACTAACTCATTAACACCAACAAACACTAAGAATAGAACAAAAAAGACACCACCAATAATCATGGCTATCTCATTCATCTCTTGTTCTTTATCCTTAGCTGCTTTCTCAGCTTTCTTAAGAGCACTAAGCTCCTTGGCATCAGCTAAGTCCATCTCAGCTTGCCTAGCCTTAATCTTATTCCAGACATCAATCTTTCCAGTCTGCATGAAGAGCATCTTAAGTTCTTCTTCAAAGGCTCTAGCTTGCTCCAAAGCCATCTCAATTTGTAATGCAGTCCCCATGTTGGAACCCTTACCAGACTGCTTAGCCTGA